AGATAAGTTTCAGGAGGGTGGGGAGATAGATGAATCACTTGATGCTGCAACACTAGAGCGATATCTAGCAGATACTCGTGGACAAACTCCACAGTTTTGGAAGGCAACTGCAGATACTCTTGCATTCCACGAGTCAGGGCCTCATCAACGTATGGACCCAAAAGCTGTACAGACAGGTGGTGGGCCTGGGAGAGGATTGTTGCAGTTTGAACCTGAAGCATTTAATACTGCAAAGGTTAGGTATAAACAGATAGCTGAGCTTAGGGGTCTACAACCAGATCCTGAGATAATGAAGGCTACAAGCGCAGATCAATTAAGTGCTGATCAGCAGTATGCACTGTTCTACTCAGATATGATACAGGGTAAAGTTAAACTTAGTGACTACGCACAAGGTAAACTACCACTAGTTGATCTATGGCTGCAAGGACACAAGAAAGTTGAAGCTCACGGAGATAGAGAATCCTTTGAAGAATCTAGGCAAGCAGCTAAGAAAGAGCTTAAAAACTATGGCCTAAGACTTGGGGGAGTGAGATATAATAATAGCAGATATAAAAGATAATTTTATATTTGCACCGACCAGAACACTAAATACATTTGCACAATGTCAGACCCAAACAACAAATTAGATTTAAACGCAATAAGCTTCGATGATGTAATCGGAGATGGAGCTCCAGGGCTCGATAGTGTTGAAGAACAGGAACCTCAAGAAGTTGAGGAAACTGAAGACTTTGAAAACGAACTAGACGAAGACGCACGTGAGCGTGGTGATGAAGATCACGAAGATTACGTAGATGAAGACTACGATCAAGATCAAGACAATAATGCTATTGAAGATGAGCTTGATGAAGAATCAGATTCTGATCTAACCATTGCTGACCAGATTTCAGATATACTTGGTTTTGAACTTGATGCTAAGTATGATGATACCGTCGAAGGTCTAACAGAATATGTACGAGATATCTCTCAAGAGGTAGCTGAAGAACAACTTCAACAGTTGTTTGGGCAGTACCCAGAGATACAGCAGCATCTTGATTATTTGCTTGCTGGGGGAGATTCTCAAAAGTTCTTTGAGGCATATAACCCATCGGCAGACTTCGACAACTTTACGTTGACAGAAGCAGATTCAATGTCGCAGAAAGTTATTCTGCAGCAGTACTTCCAACTCAAAGGTCATGATGACCAGTTTATTCAAGAGATGTTGGAGGATTATGAAGATTCTGGTAAGCTGTACTCTAAAGCAAAAATTGCTAAGGAATCTCTTGCGCAGGTGCAAAAGCAACAGCGTGAAGAGATGTTCAAACAGCAACAAGCTCAGTTTGAACAGCAAGAACGTGAACGTGAAGAGTTCTGGGATGGTGTAGCTGATATTATTGAAGGTGGTAATGAATTTGCAGGGGTACGTATCCCTGACAGAGACAAAGCCAACTTCTTCAACTACATCTCTTCTCCGGTGGATGACTCAGGTAGAACTCAACGTGATATTGATTACTCTGAAGCTGACATGGATATCAAACTTGCAATTGATTATCTCATGTTCAGTGGGTTCAACCTAGAAGACATTATAAATACTAAAGCTAAGACAGCTAGTGCACGCAACTTGCGTGAACGCATTGTCTCTAACCAAGAGAGAGTGAAGAATGCAAAGAGTGCACAGCGTCGTAAGCAATCAGCATTTGATCCAGATCAGCTGGACATAAACGCGCTTTTTTAATTAAGCAATCTAACTTTTAAATAAAACAATCATGGCTTTGATGCAAGTACTTAAAACGTACTACAATGACTCGCAGATGACCGACACTAACTCGTTGGTTAATGCCCTGATGGAGAAGCCTGAAGAGCTCTCTCCCATCATTACGCACTTGGCCGGACGTGAAGAAAAGAAGTTTCCTCTTTCCTTCTTGACTGAAGGGGTTGGTAACACGCGCTCGATCGATCGTTACGAGTACGAGTACCGTGTCAAAACCCATGAAGTTAACGTTCGTCCAGTAATTAGTGTTCCTAACGCATCCTCTGATACAAACATTGGTGCTAACGGTACTCCTTTCCAAGTTGTCTTCCCAGACAAGTGGTTCATCTTCCCTTACACGCTCGTTTCACAATCTGGTGAACTTGCACGTATTATGAAGGACCCTGAACCAGTTGGGGAAGGCTTCAGATACACTTTGCAACTTGTTAAGCCTAATGCTGCTGGTTTGAGCAATGCAGCTGGTGAAGATCTTGCTGCAGGTGCACTCTGGGGTATGTTGTTCGCAAACGTTGGAATTGATTTCTCTCGTGGAAATGCTTCTAACTGGACAGCTCCTGGACTCGTCCGCTCTAAGATCGGTACAGTTCGTAAGTCTTACCAGTTCTCTGGTAATGCTAAGGATTACGTTGCTCAGTTTGAACTCCCAATGAAAGAGGGTCGTTCTACTAAGTTGTGGATGGACTACGAAGAGTACCGTCACATGCTCAAGTTTAAGGAAGAGTGTGAGATGTACTACTGGTACGGTCAGCGTACGCACGATGACAATGGTCGTACTCAGATGACTGACGAGAACGGTCAACCAGTTGTTTCTGGTCCTGGCTTGTTCGAGCAGATCATCAACAAGGATACATACTCTACTTTGACTCAGAAGAAGATTGAGAATGTAATTGGTGATTTGTTCTACGGCATGACTGATGCTACGGACAAGCAAGTAACGTTGTACACTGGTATTGGGGGTGCACGTGAGTTTGATAAGGCTCTCCGTAACTACTACGCTGGTGGTGGTTTGAGTTCTACGAGCATTGGACAAGACTCTAGTTCTAACTCTTACCTCCGTACAACGGAATCTAAGTTCATCACGGGAACTGGTCGTAGCCTCGGTATTACGGGTTACTTCACGTCATACGACCACATTGATGGTCACCGTGTGAATGTTGTTAAAGTTCCTCTCTTTGACCATGGTCCTGTTGCTCAAGCTTCTAAGAAGCACCCAGAATCTGGATTGCCTCTTGAATCTTACCGCATGGTGTTTGTTGACCAGTCTAACTATGACGGTGAAAACAACTTGCAGATGATCAACAAGAAAGGTCGTGAGATGATGCGTTGGGCTGTTGCTGGTTCTGTTGTGCCTAAGGGCTTCAAAGAAAGCGACACTCGCGCTAGCGATATAGACGGTGCTTCTGTGCATATGTTGAAGACAGCTGGTATCCTGCTCCGCAGATTTGATACTTCGCTCGACTTGCAGTGCACTGCATCGTAATTTGGTGTTTGGTTTGCATAAGGGGGGAGCTGAACTGTCGGCTCCCCCTGATTTGCAAAAACATATAGAGTTATTCTTATACTTAAAAGAACATGAAAAAAATCTACATTAGACGGAAGGAACAAAATGGTTACCTTCCTAAAGACATTCTTGCAGCAGCAAGAGTTACTATTGGTTCAATCTTTGTTGGTCGGCAACCTCTAAAAGGTTTTGACAGCGATGAGGAGTCTCATAAATACTTGAGAACTCTAATCGATGTACCACCGTCACACCCAGATTGGCCAAGACAGGAAAGAGAGTTCTGGGCTAACATGCGGGTTAAAATCCCATTTGAAGGCGTAGAACTTGACATCACTCTAGACGAGGATGGTAATGCTGTCAATCCAAATGACTATGTAACTTATAGATGGTGTAAAGTCCATAGACAAGTTGCAGGTTCAAAGGAAGAGATGGAGAAAGATGCTCGTAAGAAATACTACATCTACGACCCAGAAGGAGACCTTATTAAGCAGAACAGCAAGATTAAGCTGAAGAAAGATGCAGATAAGGAATTCATCAAAATCTCTTCAGATCTCGACAAGATGCGTAGAATTCTTAGAGTTCTTACAAAATCAAATCCTGATAGCTTGAACGAACTTGAAGTAGAGAACAGATTGTATTCAGCAAAAGAATCAGACCCTGCAAAGTTCTTGAAAGTATCACTTGATAAGAACCTTGACACAAAAGCAGAAATCGAGCAATTGGTGGAAGCTGGAGTTCTACGTAAGATAGGGAATCAGATTATCTACGGAGATGAGACTATTGGGGAGGATATGACTGACACAGTAGTTTACTTTAACAACAAGAAAAACTCAGGGGCTATCAACGCTATGAGAGCCCAGCTTAAGACACTAGCATGACGATAGAAGAGATGCACATAGCAGTAAACTTGGGGGTGCAGAAGATTGCATCTTTCCAAGCTGACAGTCTACTCCCTGAAGAGATTGACTACGAGCTTAATACTGCTGTGCGCAGGTTTATATCTCAACGCTACAATAAGCACGGAAACAAGTATCAGCGGGGGTTCGAACAGTCTCAAAAGAGATTGGACGACCTCCGCCATCTTGTTGAAGACTATACAACTACTACAAGTAGTTACATGGGGGTGGGGTATACTTCTCGTACAAACGGGAATATTGACATCTATAGATACAAGTTCCCAAATGACTACATGTTTCTTGTAAATGTTCTATCAGAGGTAACTCATGATTGCTCTAAAGAACCAATACAAGCTATAGAGAGGAACATCATAAAGGAGTACTTGAAGATAGAACTTACCCCACCTCAACCTGGGTATATGATTCAAGAGATTAAGGTTGCTGATACTAATGGTATCCCGGTATCAGTTATCTACGGACAGGAAGGACTAAGCTATGACTATTTAATTGGTCCATACTATAGTGAAAATATCAACCCAAGTCTATCTAACAATGATAGTTACACTGACAGGTACTTTGATACAGTAGCTACAGACTCTCCCCCAGCAGATGGGAATGAGTTGTATCTTGAGAAGAAGTTTGATGAAAGAGAAGATGCAGGATTTAGACCTATAAATCTTACATCTGATGCAGGAATTTCACAGGAGGAAGCAGCTCAATACAATGGTGCATATGCAATACTTACATGGGTAAACCCGCAGACTCTTGATACACTAGAGCAGATAAGTATTAAGCCCCCATATACGTCTACAACAATACAACGTAGAACTAGATATGGAACTCCAGCACCTGCACAAATAAGAATTTACAGAACTAACTGTAAGTTTTCTCAGCAAGATGATATTTATGCGCTATTAGATGACCCATTTAATAGCACTTCTGAAAGAGGTATTTTGTATACAATTCAAGAAACTTTCTTAGATTTGTATACTAATAACACTTTTATCCCAAACTCTGTGCAAATAAAATACATTCGTAAACCTGCACAGATGTCTAAGAGGTTTGGGGTAGGGTGTGAGCTGCCAGAACACACTCATCATGAGATAGTTGAGATGGCAGTTAAAAGCATCTTGGAAGGCTTTGAGTCCCCAAGATATCAAACGCAATCTAGGGAAGTCCTAGAGAGCGAGTAATTAATGTTCAATGTCTTAAATAAATAATTATGAGACAAGTTTTTGTAAAAAATGGAGCTACATCTGCATTGGAACCAGCAGATACCACTGCTGATAGAAAAGCAGCAAGCTTCAGTGACCTGGAGTCAGGTGAGGTTGGGTGTTGGAATCTAGACAAGTACACCTATGGTGGATGGCATACAACTGCTCTGTTTAATGTAGGTGTAGAGTCTGGTACTGTTGACAGCAATGCTGACCTTGTTACGCTTGCTAACCCACTTTGGTTGGTGAATAGACTTCAGTTTGCTCAAGGTTATGGTAGCGGTAATCCTATTGCTACCCCAATCATCGATACTAAGAATATTATTAGTATCAACTATCAACCATATGCGGCAGCTACTCGTCACAAGGTAGATACAACTATTCCTAACGTAGCAGTATTGCATAATGCAAAGTTTGTGATTAGAACTACCCCTACTCATTACTTGGAGTTTGCAGAGCCTGCAAATGCATTGAATGACCTTAGTGATGGTGGATATGCATTTCCTTTGAGTGCATTTAACACAACTAACCACAAGGTTATCAATGTTGAATTTACCCCTGGGGGAACAAGTTCAGGTGATGGAGCTAACGCATTGAAGACTGCAATTGAAGGTCACGCATTGCTTAATTCATTGTTTACTGCAGAAGTAGCTAACACAGACGATCTTGATGTAAAAGCACGACATGCAGGTGTTGTATTTGATGTCATTGTTGAAAACGTAAACACTGGTGCCACTGTAACAGGTGCTGTTGACGCTGCTGCAGATCTTGGAGTTGGTGATCCTTTTATGGTTCTTGGTGATGAGTTGAAGGCAAGAGCCTTGGCTGGTAACTTCAACCGTATGTACTTCCCTCAAACATTCACTACGTTTACATCAACTTCTTCTACATACGATAAGGTTACCATCGTGTACAGAATTGATGGAGACCGTGGTGTTGTTAAAGGTTCGCAGTTTGGTGAGTTGGTTATTTATGATGACAACCAGGCTGCATCTAGTGGCGGTTTGGAGGATATCTTCGTATACACCAACAATACAGCGAAAGA